TCTAACAATCATTTATTTGCTAATGGTGTAAACATATTAAACTCAATTACCACTGTTAGCAATGGTACAAGCAGTTTGTCATTTGCTACAAGTGGTGGCAATGCAGTAGTACAAATTGGCGGAGTACAAACTGCAACTATCGGACAAAGTCAGCTCAACATAACAGGTAACATAATAGCCACTGCTAATATTGTTGCCAGCAACATCATGGCCACACAGTATGGTAATAGCATTGGTACAACTGCTACCTACAGTGGAAATGTAACAGCAAACACAGTTAATATTGGAACAGTTAATATTAATAGTGCAACTGGCAATTATAATGTTTTAAACATCAGTGGTGCTGCTCTTAGTCCTTACGGAACTCCGCAAACTTGGAAATTCTTTACTAATAATACTACATTGGGTTCCGTTGGTAGTTGGATCGCATTCCCAGATAGCTCACTTCAAACTACCGCTTATCCTGGATCTATTGTAGGTGGGTTACAAACTCTTTCTTTAACTGGTAATTTAACCACTGGTAGCTATGTTAATGCTATAACAGGCAATATTGTTGGTAATTTAACTGCTGGTAATATTATTGGTAATCAATATGGTAATAGTATTGGTACTACTGCAGCATATACAGGCAATGTATCTGCTAACTACTTTGTAGGTAATGGCGCTGCATTAACCGGTATTAGCACTGTTGGTAATATTTACGGTACACAACCAAATGTTACCTTAGTGTCTGGCAGTTATTCCTATGTGTTTGATACTGCTGGTAATTTAACAATGCCAGTTAATGGTGATCTTGTAATGAATACTGGTGGCACTATTGGCACAGTTACTGGTACTAACGCCAACATTACAGTTAATCCAGATGGCACAGGTCAGTTTGTTGTTACAAGTATTACACCTGCTTGGTTTGGTAATACTGTGACCGTCCTTGGTAATGTAAACGCCGGTAATATCATTGGTACACAGTATGGAAATAGTATTGGAACCAGTGCTACATTTAGTGGTAACGTGACTGCTGGCAATTTGGTAACTTCGGGATACGGGCAGTTTACTGGTGCATTTAATGAAAGCACAACCATATCTGGTGTGTTTGTTGGTAATTCTGGCACAGCTGGAGCACAATCACCGCGTGTTGGATTCTTCAATGGCAATACTACACAAAACTGGGAAATAGACAACTACAATGGTGCATTCCGTTGGTTTACCCCTGGGGTAACCCGAATGAACTTGGATGGTAACACCAGTCAGTTATCAGTCTATGGTAATATTTCATCTACTGGTAATATTATTGCTACCGGATCAAGTGGGCCCAAGACACGTTTCTTGTGGGATACATGGCAGGCAAACTCCACTTCTGCACTAAGTTCATTTACTCCAAGTGGTACTATTGGTGGCAACGCTACCTGGGATAGCACACAAGCATACGGATTAAAACTAACCACAACATCTACTTCACAGTCTGGCTACATTAACTGGAACAGCAGTAGTGTAAACTATAACTACGATATGGTTATAACTGCTAGTATTGCTGCTAGTGGGGGCACTGGTGCAGATGGACAATGGATCTACTTTGGATCTAATGCTGCCATAACAGGTAATCCCGGTAATACCAACACTTATGGTGGCATAGCGGTAATGAACCATTATTATAGTAGCGCAAGTCAGTTTGAGGTTTATGTTAATAGTACACAAACTAATATTCTCTATATTGGTAACGGTAACTATGTGACCTCTGGAGTTACATTATGGAACGCCAGTTACACCAGTTTCTATAACTTAACATTAAAGATTCGCAAGATACAAAACGGCAACCGTATGTTAGAAGTATATCTCAATGAGATATATCAAGGATCAGTTAACATTGGTAGTTGGACTCCAGTTGGAAATTACTTTGGTGTAGCGGCATACACTGGAGGATCCACTGCTCAAAACTGGGTCCGTCAATTAAGAATAGATTGGTAAGATGATTATTCAAGGTGCTTCACTCTACAATGTTGGGTATGTAATTGATCAACAACCGTTTGTTAAAACCAACGCATTGTTATACCTAGATGCTGGACAAACCGCCAGTTATTCTGGTTCAGGCACCACCTGGACTGACTTGAGTACCAATACCAACAACGCTACATTCACTGGCAGTCCACCTTTTACCAGTGCTGGTGCCGCCAGTTATTTCTCGTTCAATGGTGCCGGCACTCAACTGGCTAGTACCGCCACCGGCAAGTACAACACCACCTACACAGGCAAGACAGTATTCGTCGCTGCAAGAATGAATGCCAGTTTTGGTACCAGTCAATATCGATGCCTGTTTGGTACCCCAACTGGTACCAGAAACTTCAACACCTATATCTATAGTCCCAGTTCGGGTGTTTATGATATACACGGCAGTTTTGGCAGTGGTGCTATATTGTCAAATCCCCTAACGTTGACAACTGGACAATGGTTTACAGTGGGTATTACTCAAGACGCCAGTGGAAATATGACGGGCTACTTTAACGGACAGTCTGTTTATAGCGCCACAGGGCAAACACTAGCACAATGGGTCAGCAATGGTGGCGAAAATGTAGCCTATGGTGACAACTACTGGTATGGTGATATCAGTGTAGTGGCAGTCTACAGTCGAGCATTGTCGGCTGCAGAAATAGCACAAAACCATGCAGCAATTAGAACAAGGTACGGTGTATGAACATAGGCGGCGGAATCAAGATCGGCAACGGTATAACTATTGCAAACGATAGTACTGTTGCGGGCTTGCCTGGAAGTTTAGAATTTGGCGGTGGATCAGACGGAAGTGGATCTTATCTAAGTTTAAGTCCAGGATTTACTATGGGCAGTGGTGCTTACACTATTGAGGGGTGGATCTACTTACCTAACTTCAACAACCATTGGGGAATCTTGGGAAATTTTAATACACCCAACGGACCAATGAGTTTATTTGTTGCAAACTCAACTACTTTTACCACAGACTCATATGGCGGTGGCGGAGAGTTTACATACACAGTTCCTACTATGAGTGCCAATACTTGGTATTACTTTGCGCTGACAAGAAATAGTAGTCATCGATCAACCTTGTTCCTTGGCACAACACCCGGCGGCACAGCTACTAGAAGCTCAAGCGGTCTCCTTACTGATACCATTGACTATAATTCAGGCGGCGGTAATACCTTAAACATTGGTACATACTACTCATCCAATTTGCCTTTAGGCGCTTATATGACCAATTTGAGAGTTGTAACAGGATCAAATGTTTATGATCCCACACAAACAAGTATCGCAGTACCATCGGCTCCATTGACCGCAGTTGCAAATACCAAGTACTTGATGGTAGGCGATAGTACCACTGATGATGGTAGTGGAACGCAAACAGTTACCGTACACGGTAGTATAACCCAAACTTCTTCAATCAAACCATTTTAGTATTAACCTAACTAGTTGATTTAATCCAAAACTTCATGTATAATAGCATGATGCTGAATTCAATTTTAGACACAGTTACACAATTACTTCCTGCAAAACGAAAAACCAATTCTACATCGGGGTGGACCAGTTTCAATGCTGTGTGTTGTGATGATCAGCGTGGTCGTGGTGGAATTATAACCAATCCTGGTGGCAGTGTGAGTTATCACTGTTTTAACTGTAATTTCAAAGCCAACTACACTCCGGGTCGGCACTTGAACTATCGATTTCGTAAACTGTTAACCTATCTGGGCGCAGACGAAACAACTGTCAAGCGTTTGGTAATTGATGCCATACGCATTAAAGAATTAGTCGAACCTGTTCAAATAGAAGAAGTTCGAGAAGAAATAACGTTTAGGAAACGCCCCTTGCCTGCGGAAGCACAGATACTTCAAGCACTGGAAACATTTCATAAATTGGCCGACACTGCTGATACTCCGGCACATCATGCGCCTGTGTTGTATATGGCACAACGTGCGATAGATTTACAAAAATATGAATTTTATTATACCACAGAACAACAGTATAATTTACACAAACGAGTTATTATTCCCTTTACTTGGCGAAACGAAATAATTGGATATACGGCAAGAGCATTTGATCCACAAGTCAAGCCCAAGTACTATAGCCAATACGACGCCAACTATGTGTTTAATACAGACCGTCAGTTGCCCAATGCCAAGTTTGTCGTTGTTTGCGAGGGGCCCATGGATGCCATGAGCATAGATGGTGTTGCAGTGCTGGGTAATGAATGCAGTGAAACGCAGGCTGACATAATTGACAGTCTGGCACGAGAAGTCATTGTGGTGCCTGATGCGGATCGAGCCGGTGTTCAATTGGTCAATTCGGCTCTAGAATATGGATGGAATGTGAGTTTTCCCTTATGGTTGGGCACCTTTAAAGACATTAATGAAGCAGTGATCAAGTACGGTAAATTGTTTGTGTTAAAGAGCATACTGGAAGGCCGAGAAACCAATAGATTACGAATTGAACTGAAAAAGAAAAAATTAAATGCTGGCCAATTGCAATGAATTTTTATATAACAATCGTGGCAAAACACTAAACACATTCGGAAAAGACCACACCGGATTGATACGTTATACAATAAATAATCAAGGATTTAGAAATCAACATGACTATACCAAAGCACCCAAATATGCATTTTTTGGATGCAGTTCGGTATTTGGCATAGGTGTCGACGAACATGATATATTGACATCGCATTTTAAAAACTCACACAATTATGGACTGGCTGGTATATATTCAAATAATGAAAGTGTAATTAATTTAGCAAATTTTATAAATTCACCGTTATTCGACACGGATGTAAAAATTATCTTTTTTTGGACTGAACGACTCAATGAAAATATAAATGACTTAATTCACCAGTTGCCCAACAGAAACATAATAAATATTTCGCAAGGAAAAAAATACGCAAATGCAATTAATTTACCACCACAAATTGATTCAGATGTGTCTGGAACACATCCAGGAACAAAAACATATGCGATTTGGGCCAAAATAATTAAATTGTTATTAACTGATGCAGAATCCTAAAATTTGTATCGCATTTAATAGTGGTGCCGCAGGTGATTTTTTGGTATCTTTGTTGACAGGACAAATTGATGATTCTTATAAAATGATAATTGATGAAAACGGAATGGTAATAAATAATTCTGGAAGGTATTTTAAACTGGCATGTGAACAATTTTTTCGCGGAGATAAACAAAGTTTCAATAATATACGCATTGACCCGGTAGTAAATACTCATTATTGTTACCGGGAAATAATTGATTTATTTCCTGAGTGTAAATTTTATTTCATTGATGATAGTGAATATGTAGATATAACCACCGAAGCATACATAGATAAAAGACTTGCCCCTGTGCAGAAAACGTTAACCGAATGGTTACATAGAACAAACTCTTTCAAAGATATTAACAAGATAAAAAATTTAACCGATTCGCAAATAAAAATTGTGATGAAAAATGATTGGAAAAAATGTTTAAGAGATTGGAAAGAATTAAACTTGATTAGAATCAATTTTGCTGACATAATAAACCGAGAAAAGTGTTGCAAATTGGTAGAAAATATATTACAATCAACTGTTGATGTTGATAAGTTCAATCTAATTTACAATGCATGGGCACATAAAAATACAAAATTAATAACCGCGATATGACAAAAGAATACACACGAGATTTACAAAAGTTATTTTTAGAAATGATGTTGCAGGATGCCGCCAGTTATGTGCGTGTGCAAAACATTTATAATCCTGAAAATTTTGACAGAAGTTTAAAACCTGCGGCCGAGTTTATCAAAAAACACAGCAACGATCACAAAACATTGCCTACCCTGGATCAGATTCAGGCGTCTACTGGAATAGAACTAAAACCGGTACCGGATTTAACTGAAGGACACTATGATTGGTTCATGCAGGAATTTGAAGGATTTACTCGACGCCAGGAACTGGAACGTGCAATTTTAAAAGCAGCAGACTTATTGGAAAAGGGCGAATATGATCCAGTAGAAAAACTGATCAAGGATGCAGTACAAATAAGTTTGACCAAGGACATGGGCACAGACTATTTTGCTGACCCGGCATCGCGTATCAACAGATACTACAACTCAGGTGGACAAGTTTCGACTGGTTGGCCACAAATGGATCGATTGTTGTATGGCGGATTCAGTAGAGGCGAACTCAACATATTTGCCGGAGGATCGGGCTCAGGTAAAAGTCTTGTTATGATGAACATAGCACTGAGTTGGTTACAAGCCGGACTGTCAGGGGTTTATGTGACTCTAGAACTCAGTGAAGAATTAACGGCGTTGAGAACTGATGCTATGTTGACCGGAACTGGCACAAAAGAAATACGCCGAGATATTGATACAACCACAATGAAAGTGCGCCTGGTAAGCAAAAAGAGCGGACAGTATAGGATCAAAGCATTACCAGCACAGAGCACAGTAAACGATATTAGAAGTTACTTAAAAGAAGTACAAATACAAACCGGAATCTGTGTTGACTTTGTCATGGTTGACTACTTGGACTTGGTCATGCCTGTGAGTGTTAAAGTCAATCCCAATGATCAATTTATTAAAGACAAGTATGTGGCAGAAGAGTTGCGTAATCTAGCCAAAGAACTCAACATCTTGATGGTAACTGCCAGTCAATTGAATCGCAGTGCAGTTGAAGAAGTTGAATTTGATCACAGTCATATTGCAGGTGGTATCAGTAAGATCAATACTGCCGACAACGTTTTTGGTATTTTTACTTCAAGAGCCATGCGCGAACGTGGCCGATATCAAATACAGTGTATGAAATCACGTAGCAGTACCGGTGTTGGTAACAAGATTGATTTAGAGTACAATATTGAAACTATGCGCATTACCGATCCCGGGCTAGATGCTGCTGAATCCAACAGTGGTGGATACAGACCGGCTCAAAATATCCTAAATAATATCAAAACTACCAGTACAGTTAGCGCATCTGCGGATGCTACACGAACTCCAAATTCCACGGTGGAAAGTGCCAAATTGAAACAGATGTTGGCGGGTTTAAAAAGCAAACAAGATTAATCTAACTCCGTATAAATATAACATAAATTGGAGTTAATCTTGCAAAAGCGGGCTCGCAGTATTTTAGACGAATTAGACACGTTGCTGGTACACAAAGATCGAGAAAATCTAGTGGAATCACGTGCTAGCCATGTTATTTCTGGCGCCATAAATCTAGTCAATTACATACGCGAAAACTACTCGGCTGAAGAGTCTGACGAATTAGAACGTAGATTATTAAACAGCATCCGCACCCAAGACCCCAATAAATTTAAACGTGGTGTAAGGAAAATGCGCGATGAGAATCAGTAACATAG